GGACGAATCTGGGAAGAACCCGCCTTGTCCGGCTCGGGGATCGGGTAGCGCCGGATGACCATCAGACCGCCAGCGAGAGACCTTCGCCGTCGTCCAGCTTGAAGACCCGGACGGAGGAAGGGATTGGGGCGGTGTCGACCTCGCCCTCGACGAGATCGTTGAGGGCGGCGACGGCGGACGCGATGCTGTACCCCCTCGCCGTCTTGGAGTTGCCATCGAACGTCATGCCGATGGCGACGTAGTTGTAGGTGGACTTCGTCGGCTTCGGGATCTCCTGCTCGACCATCAGTCCCTTGAGCGGGACCCACTCCGGCTTCCTCTTGGCCCCCTTGGGAGCGACCTTCGTCGTCTTCTTGACCATTACCTGACCTCCACGAAGTCCTGCAGGGTTCCCTCGCACGGGATGTTGGTGATCGAACGGACCAAGAGCCCGGCGTAGGTCTTTGAGGTGAGGACGGCGTAGCACAGGCCACGCTGGTCCTTGATGTAGTAGAAGGTGTTCTTGACCTTGGCGACCTCGCGGACCGTCGGCAGTTGGGGGACTGCCTCAGGGGGCGGCGAATCGGAGTGGGGGTGGATCCAGAGCCAAGCAGAAGTAAGAACCACCCCGGCCAGAAAGGCCAACACCGATCGCATGAGTTCTACTCTTGGAGGAAGCGTTCCCATGGGGGAAAACCTAGCACCCGAACAAGAATCTGTCAAGTAGTAGGGGGGCCTAGAAAGACTAAGGCCGGTGGGGCCTCCCGTCGCGGGAGAACCGAACCACCGGCCTTGCTTCTCTGGCTCTCTTGGTCGCTCTAGCGAGCCGTCCGCGTCCCGGTAACGCGCGCCCGCTCTCTGCGACGAATGGCGATGGCGTTGGACTCAGGGAAAGATCCATCTACCCCAGAGCCGTAGAGGCTCTCGAGGTACGACCGCTCGGGGCGGGCGATGAGGATCTTTGTCATGGGCGGTTTCTAGCAGACCGAGTCGGGTCTGTCAAGCCCCTTCGACCTACCCGAAGATGACCTTGGACAGGCTCCAGGTGACGAAGAACAGGCCGATCCAGTAGGCGGGCGAGGACAGCGAGACGAGGTAGGGATTCTTGATCCTCGTCCCGACGAGCATGCCGATCGCTCCAGCGACCATCAGGATGAACGCGAACAGCGGGATCACTGCCATGGTGCCTCCTTTACCTGAAGTGAATGCCCCCACCACCGATGTGGAGCCCGCCGAACAGGTACAGGACCAGCAGGATGAGCAGCAACAGGCCGACGACTCCGAGGCCCCCACCGGGGCCCCACTGGCGGTACCCGTAGTATCCCCCGCCTCCACCGAAGACGAGAATGAGAACGACGATCAACAGGATCAGTCCCAAGGACATCTGTTCCTCCTTACGCGCAGGTGCCGCTGCCGTCCACCGGGGCCCACGAGGTGCCGTTGCAGATGCACAGGTCCGGACCCGTGGTGTCGTAGTAGAGAGCCACTCCGGTGCCGGCGAGAGCGGCGTTGCAGGTTGGGAGCGTAGCGGCCTTCGGGATTCCGAGCGCGATGCCGAACCGGGCGGAGGTGGCGTCCACCGTGGAGACCGTCGTCGCGGCGCAGGCGACGACCACCGTCGTCGCTCCCACCGTCTCGGTGCACGGAGTCGCCCCGTCGCCGTAGACCTTGGCCGTGGCATCGAGCAACTCGAGCCGAGGCTGGTTGGCGCCGACGAACCCCTGCATCGTCTGCCCGTCCGCGTCCCCGGTGAGAGTCGCCAGTCCAACTGAGGAGGCATCGATGTCCGAGGTCAGGACCGTGGTGCCGGTGACGTTGATGTACTTCATGTCGTAGGTGCCCGACATGCCCGGCTTGGTCACCACGATCCGATAGTCGCCGTCCGCTCCGGTGTAGAAGCTGTAGGTGCCGTCCGTCGTCGAGGTCAGGAACGGGTTCGCCTTGACCGTGCCGATGCCGTCCGAGTAGATCGAGGCCTTGGTGCCGGCCGGGTAGTTGTAGACGGTCACCGTGTAGCCCCTGAGCGGCGTGCCCGCCCGAGTGGTGGCCGTCACCGAGAACTGGACGTAGGCCGCCTGCGCTGCCGAGGCAGCGAGCAGCAGGAGCAGGAAGACTCCCAGCAGACGCTTCATGGCGCTTCCCCTTACGAAGAGCCAGCGAGGTAATACGAGACCTTCGCCTGGTTGTCTCCGTCGTTGGAGACCACGATCGCGGTGACGGCGGTGCCGATCAACTCGAACAGGCCGTCCACCGGGAAGCCGTTGGTGTCGCCGTTGAGCTTCACCAACACGGGCTCGTCGGTGAGGATCTGGACGACGCTCGCCGTGGTGACCGTGCCCATGGACAGGGCCACCGGGACGTTGTCGTTGGCGACGGGCTGGGTGGACGGGCCCACCTCCTCCCGGAGACTGGGCACCGAGACGGAGAAGGCCTTGACCGTGGTGCGGCTGACGGAGTCGGCCCGGATCAGCCCGGAGGCCATCGAGATGGTGAAGTCGGTCAGTGGCATGAGTCACTCCCCCTCATGAATCGTTCTCGGCGGCGACGCTAGGATCACCGCTCGCGGTAGACCTGAAATTTCATCGCGTGGTGGCCATCGATCGGCCGCGGGGGAGGCCCACCGATCCCCCAGCCCAAGCGCGCGAGCGTGTGGTCCCCCTTGACCGCCCACAAGCCAGGCTTCCAGCCCTGCCGACCCCAGAGCCAGTTCGTGTCGTCCCCGACGTGGGCCCCCGGGTAGGAGTCGTTGCCGAACATCTCGAAGTGGTTCGGGTCGTAGTGGGCCGCCCACCAAGTCCACCGCAGGTTGGAGACCGGGTTGCGGATCGAGGACCACCACCACGCCTGCAGCCACCACGGCCAGTTGCGGGTCTTGTCCCACCACCGCTGGCCCGAGGGATTCGTCGGAGGCTCCAAGGGATTGATCCCCTCGTCCTCGTTGCCCCACAGGTAGGCCCACGGGTACTTCCAGGTGAGGATGAGGTCCCGGTTCTCGGCCCGGGACTCGATGAGCTTCGTCGCCTTGATCCCCCGCAAGGAGAGGCCGAGGACCACGAGGCCCCCCACCACCATGAGCACCGCCTCGGCGGTGTAGGCCGAAGCGAAGTACGCCCACCACGGGACGTCCCAGTCGGTGGTCCACTCCAGCACGGCAAGGGGGATCGGCGCAGCGTAGAACAGCGTCGCCAAGAAAATTCGGAGAAACTTCAGGACACCCCTCATCGACCGTGGTGCCTCGAGAGGTGGTCCGCTTCGTCCCAGATCCCGATCAGGGCGCTCTCCACGGCGGAGAAGGCCTCCGCGAACTCGCTCCAGTCGATCCCAAGGAGCTTGGCGGTGTCCTGGATCTCGATGGTCGGGATCTCCTCCAAGACCAGTTCGATGTCGTGGACCATGTCCCGGAGGATGGTTGCCTTGTCGATGACCTGCTCAGGGGTCAGTGCCATACCAACAGGTACTCGCCCTCAAGTTGCAGGCGGAGGGGCCTCGTCGGAGGGAGTAGCAACACTAGGGTTCCGATTCCCGACCACCGCCGACAGGGCCCAGAAGAGCAGGTCCCACGCCCCCAGCCGCTTGCGGGGGAAGTTGAAGACCTTGCTGTTCATCCAAGGGACCTCGGGCTTGCCCAGCAGGGAAAAGTCGACCTGGTAGTCGCCCACGGAGGCATCGGCCCCGTTGGAGCCATCGTTGGTGATTCGGGCCACCCCCAGCAGCCGGGCCCGCTTCTCGGAGCCCTTGGGCCACAGTTCGACCTTCACGACCAACATCAGTTGGTCTCTCTCTGGGCCATGGAAGCCAGGCTGAACCCATCCGGGGTGGCCCCGAACACGAACAGGGGGGTCCACTCGACCTCCCCGCCATCGGTCAGCAGGCCCGCCTCGTAGATCATGCCCGCCGGGGTGCCGAGGATCCGGTACTGGGAGAAGGGGACGGTGAAGCGGCCCTCCGTGAGGACCTCGACTTGGTCGGAATCCTCGCGCAGGTAGCCGAGGATCAGATCGATGACGGTGGGCTCGCTCATCCGGGCAGGGACCCCCTTTCCAACCAGTCGGCTTGGTCGTTGAGCACTTGGCGGGCGTCCTGCCACACCGCCTCCGCCGGCGCGGCGGGCGAGACCGAAAGTTCGAGGTAGAGGTTGCCCTGCCCGGAGGTCTTGATCTCGGCCTCGAGGGAGGTCACGGCGTAGCGCTTGCGCCGCAGGCGACAGAGGATCTCGAGCCGGACGTGGGCCAGCACCTCGGGGGTCATCCACTCGTCCCCGTAGCGGGTCACCGTGGGGATCGGAACCTGGACCGGATGGAGCTCCCTCATGGCTTCAAGACTCCCTTCGGGCAAGCCCCCAACAGGAGGCTGCCGAACTGGTTCCTCGTGGCCGGATGCTCGACCGCCAGGTACTTGGAGACCCCTTCGGCCGCCTCGATCACGGCTTCGATCCGGCTCCGGAAGGTTGGGACCTCCATCCAGAGGCGCGGCGGGAACCCCAGCCGGAACCTCTCGCTCAACACCGACGGATCCGCCGGCGAGCGCAGGTCCACCTGCGTGATCTGCGCGAGGCAGGCCTCGACCTGCTGCAGGAACTCCTCGTACTTGACCTGGGCCGCCTCACGCAGGGACAGGGGGTGCCGATGGATCGACTCCAAGGCTTGAAGCCGGAGTTGGTTCAGCCAGATGGGGATCTCCAGCAAGGCGTCCCGAACGGAAAGTTCGAAGTAGGGGTCCAGCGTCTTGGGCAACTCCCGCTCGATGACGCAGCGGGCCCAACGGGACGAGGACCCGCGGCTGTAGGGCCGCAGGAAGCCGTAGTAGACCAGCAGGGGCTCGGCGTAGGGGGTCTGGTAGCGTCGGCGCAAAAGAGCCACGGTGATGACCTTGCCCACCGGCAACGGACCCTGAGAGGGGGTCCACCACATCCGGAGGGGCTGGGTCATCACCGTGGGGGATCAGTGGCTGTTGATCCGGGAGACATCGGCCGGAGTGGGCACGACGATGGACATCCCGCAGACCTTCTGGACCGCCGCCAAGAACTTCTCGAGACTCGGGTCCTGGGAGGCATCCCTCGGCTGGATCACGGCGTACTCCTGGTCCGTGAGGATGTAGATCGCCTTGGCCAGCACGCTGCCCACCAGCACGAAGTCCTGGCTGGCCGCCACGGACATCCGCTTGGGGTTGGGATTGCCGTGGACCGCCACGTCCGCAGCCCACCCCGACAGGATCGAGTTCACCCGGGTCCCCAGCCGACGGCCTTGGAGGAAGGCGGAAGCCTCACCCTCCTCATGGTCCCAAGAGAACCCCTCGATGAACAGGCGTTCGGCTCCGGGGGACCAGTGGATCGTCACCCCCGAAACGGTGAGCGGTCCGGAGAGGGCAACGGGGGGGTTGGGAACAACGACGAACACCATCAGACCCCCGCAGCGGGCTCGTCGTCCGCCTTGGCCTTGGGCCCCTTGGCCGCCAGGCGCAGCGTGCGCGCCATCGAGCGCAGGGCGCGCTGGAGATCCGAGGCATCGGCGGCGGTCATCCCGATGGTGATCGCCACGACCTCGTCGGACTCCTCGTTGGCGGGTTCGGCCTTCTTGGTCAGGGTGAAGACCAGGAGGCCCTCGGCGACGAAGACCTCGATCTGAGCCTCCTGCTCCTTGAGGTCGATGTACTTCGACGTGCGAATGGCCATGCAACTCCTCCTTGGGTTGAGCGGTGGTCCTACGAGACGGGCGTCGCCTCGGCGTGAGCGGAAAGTTCGGCGATGGCCGGCGCGGCCTTGGCGAAGTACGGGCCGACGAGAGCCGCGAGCTCGGGGTCCTTCTCGACGAACTTGCGGCCCGTGAAGTACAGGCTGACCATCGTGTAGACCGCCTTGATGGCCTGCCCCAAGTCGCTGATCCAGCCCTCCTGGATCGACTCCATCTCGAAGGGCGCGGGGTACATGAAGGGCGAGCGGTGGGCCCGCATCTGGACCTGCCGGATCTTCTTGGCCGCCTCTTCGAAGTCGTCTCCGACGGCGCTGACGGCGGGTACCATGTAGCGCAGGACCCGGAACTTCGTGACGACCTTGCGCAGCATCAGGGCGAGCGTCGTGATCGCCGTGATGACCGAGAGGGTCATCACGAACTTGTCGTCGACCGTCCCCCAGTCCACCGACTTGAGCTTGTCGATCAGGCCTTGAGCCTTGGCGACCTCGGCGGCCTCGACGGGAGCCAAGGCGACGGAGCCGCCGGGAGTCTCATCGAACTTGAAGCCCATCTTCGCCGCATCGAACCCGGGCGCGCTCTCGTAGTGGGCCCACGCGAGTTGGGGGAGCCGGTTGCCGCCCCCGGTGTGGGTGTTGATCCAGTACATCATCAGGTGCTTGTCCTGGGGATCCGGCAGGGCCGCGACCCGGGCCAAGTACTGCTCGAAGACCTTGTGGACCAGCTCCTTCATGGACAGCCGCTCGACCGCCTCGTTGAACTCGTCGAACAGGACGAGGGACTCGCGGGCGTTGAACATGCCGGCGGCGGCCCCGTCGACCAAGGGCTGCTCGAGCGCCCGGGGCGGGTAGGTCGGCTGAACGAAGAGATCCTCGTTCTTGATGGGGCGATCTTCGGGGCGAAGGGGGCGGCGGATGCGCATCGAGGTCTCCTCTATCTCCTACCGGACCTCAGGACGCGGACTTTCGGCCTCAGGGCGGGGTTGGAAACCCCTTTTGGTGACCCACTGAAGGGCCTGCCGGACCGCCCGCTCCGGGGTCTCCCCGAAGCCCAAGACGACGAGTTTTCCCTCTGCGTCCCGCATCGAGACCGTGAACATCGTCTCGGGCATCCACCCGATCTCGAGCGGATAGACCGAGCGGCGGGAGTCGAAGCCGATCACCCGCCAGATCCCATGCAGGCCTTGGAGCAGCCAGACGGAGCGCAGCAGGGCTCCCCCCACGGCTCCGACCACGACCCCCAAGGCGAACGCGACGAAGATCGCGGTGGCAACCATCACTCCTCCTCGGCTTCCTTCGTCTTGGACCGGCGGATCCGCTTGGCCTTCGTCGGCGAGAAGACCCAGTCCCGGTGGTAGTGGATCCCTCCCAAGGCAACCATCTGCCCGAACCGGGCGATGCAGTAGGCGTCCGCCGTGCCATCGTGGGGGACCTCGGTCACCCGACCGGTCCGGGTGGGCGGGAACAAGACCCCCTCCGGCTTCTCGGCGTCGTAGCGCACGAAGTCGACCGAAATTTCCTTCCACTCCTCGTGGGACTTGGGCCGATCGAGCCGCTGCTGCTGGAGGAAGGGATCGAGGATCGCCGCCTGCCACTGCTTGGCCTGGACGTACTCGACCTCGCAGCCCCAGAACCGGAACATCGCGTCGAGGGCCCCGGCGTACCACCAGATGCCCGAGATCGTCTTGCGCGAGGCGGTCTTCATGCGGATCTGGGAGGCCTCGATCCAGACGGGCAGCTTGTCGGTGCCCCCGTCCCGGGAGAGGTGGAGGTAGATCTCCCCCGCCGCCTCGAGATCGATCACCGGCTTGGCATAGCGGTCCTTGTGCAGGACGAACGGGGTCCGCCAGACCTTGACCTCGCCCGGGTCCTGCAGCAGGCAGATGCCGCCCGAGTTACCAGGGTCGACCCCCACGACCCTCATCGGCAGGCCTCGATCAAGAAGCGGTGGTCCCGGCGCTGGTTGCGGCGCCACTCGAAGGGGGTCTCCTCCCACGCGAAGCCCCCGAACGACACCTTGACCGAGCCTTCGTCATCCACCGAAAGGACCTGGAGATCATCCCCGAAGCCGCTGTCCCAGACTTGGCCCGCCCGCGGGCGAACCGTGAGCGAGGACTGGTACGCCATCCTCCGGCTCAAGCGCAGGAACAGGTACAGGCCGACGATCAGGAGCACCCACAGGACGAACAGGGCGGCCACCCAGAAGGCCAAGGTGGCCAAGGCGGAGGCATTCTCTGGGGAGACCATGGCCGGGGCGCCTAGGACGCCGTGGAGGCAGCCTCGGGGTTTCGGCGGGTCCAGGGCTTGCGCGGTCTCTTCGGGGTCCCCCAGTTCTCGGCCCGCTTGCGCTGGACGACGAGGATGGCGTCGGGCGCGAACAGCGGGCGGCACCGCTTGTCCATCTCGAAGGGCAACTCGCTCGGGTAGCGGGCCACGTACTTGCGCAACGAGACCACGGAGACCCCCGAGGCCTTGGCGAGCTCGGCGAGCGTCATGCGGTTCGGGGGGACGGGGACCGGGGACTCCTCGATGACCTCGAGGGAGGTGGGAACCTCCGGGTCCTCCTTGGGCTCGGGGGTCGGCTTCGGCTTGGCGGGCTTGGAGGCGGCCTTCTTGGGGGCGGACTTGGTCTCGGGGGCCGGAGCGGGAGCGGGCTCCGGAGCGGGTGCCACGGCTTGGGCTCCGAGGCCCCCGCCGGTCTCAGCGTCGAAGGCCAGGAGCAGGTAGGGCCCGAAGGCCTGCGTGGTCATCCGCGGGCCGGAGACTCCGCCGGGCTCGGGGTCGAACTCGATGGTGACCAACTGGTCCTGGCCCCCCTGCCCGAGAACGACGATCTTTCCCTGCTTCTCCCCGACCCGAGTCTTCACCTTGGCCAGCCCGCCGAGGTGGAGTTGATCCCACGATTCGGGGGCCTTCCAGAGGACATTGGGGGTGGACATCGAGAGGCTCCTTTCCGGTCCGAGCCGAACTTTCTACTTGATATTTCAGTTCGAGGCCGCAGTCAAGAGCACGACTTTGGCCGGCCGACGCCGGTAGCCGCGGCGCTTGAGACGAAAGATCGAGAAGGCGAGGCCATCCTCGCGCCCGACCAAGTTCTTCCCGTACTTGGCGCAGCGCTTGTCGGTGGCGAGCGCCAACTCCCAACACAACTTGGGATCGTCGCTCACCGACTTCTGGATCAGGGTCTGGTCGGGACGCTGGATGCAGTAGAGCCGACGACTGGTGCGGTCGCTCATTCGCTGTCCTCGCTCAGGTCCACCCCGAGGGCGACCTCGATCCGGCGCTTGAGCTCTTCGGTCAGTTGGTCCATCTCGGCCCAGTCATCCTCGGTCGGGTCCTCGACGTTGGCGATCTTGGCCCGGAGTTCGGCCAACTTCTTCATCACGGCCCCGCTCGGGGTGCTTTCGTCGTGGCGGAACGGGACGACGCTCACGGCTCGCCACCCTCCTCGCCCGGAGCGGGGAGTCCGTGGAACCATAGGAAGAGGCAGTCGCCTCCGCCCGCGTACTCGGGCGCGCAGATGTGGTAGCAGCGAACGGGCCACTCCTCGCAGACGAAGAGCCACGGTTCGACATCCATCGATCTCGAGCAAAGCGGCGCGGGATCGTCGTCCGGCGCGCGGCAAGTTTCGAGCGGTCCGGTCCAGTAGCGATCATCGCCGGACTCGAAGCCGTCGCGGAAGACCCCAGAGAGCGCGAACGCGGGCGCGGCGAAGAGAATCGCGACGAGGAGAACGAGAACCCGGGCGATCACGACCGTCCCTCGCGACGCGCGGCTTCGCGCTCCAGCCTCTCGACCTCGCCCTCACGGTGGATCAGGTCGGAATCCAGCCGGGCGATTCGCTGGCGGGCCTGTGCGAGTTCGTTTCTGAGGCCCGTGGCCACTCGGAGGCCCTCTGAGGTCATCGTGTCGAACGACTCCTCCCACTCGGCGATTTCCTTGCGGGCCTGCTCCAGTTCCTTCTTGAGAGCCTCGTTCTCGGCGGCGAGGCGGGCGCGGTTGTTCATCGCCTCGCAGATGTCCGCCATGTTCTCGTCCTGCTGCGCGTCGGTCAGCCCGCGCCCGACCCCGCGAGCGCGCACGGTCGCCTCCGGGTGGTCGCGGTCGAGCTCGTCGTAGTCGGCCACCATGCCGCCGTTCGCGTCGAAGATGTAGCCGTGCTCGGACCTCCACGGCAGCGGTGAGTGCTTGCGACCCTTGAACTCGCTCATCGGCCACCCCCTATCTCGACCTCGAACTGGGCGCGGGTGACAACCCTCCACCCCGAGTGATCGACCTTCCGGTCGGTGTGTTGCCAGTCACGAATGAGGTCGATGGACGGCTCGGCGCGGGCACCGCAGATCGAGCACACCTTCTCCTTCAGCCTCTCCTCGACCAGCGCAGCGACCTGCACCCCGAAATCGGTCATCGCCGCCTTGTCGTAGATCCCATACGGAAGGATTTCCTCGAGCTCTTCCTTGGTCAAGACGCTCATGTCTCCCCCTTCTTCCCTTCGAGCGCGGCTTGATACCTCTTCTTGGCATCTGCGATCTCGTCCGGGAACGACTGGATTCCGGACTCGGCTCGCAACAGCAGAGTGTTCAGCAGCGGGAGGATTCCCTCGTCATCCAGCCTTTTGAGTCTTCCCCTCGTCTCCTCCAACTCCTTCTTGAGCGCCTCGTTCTCGGTGGTTAGGTGGGCGCGGATGGCTCCAGCTCGATCACGCCAACAGAACACGCAAACGCCGTGCAACTGAGAATCAGCTTGTGGCTCTGCGTGGGGACAGCGCTTGTCAAGCGGATCGTTGACGTGCCAAGACTCGTGCGCCGCCATCACCCCTCCTCCCGCGCGGCGGCGTGGAGTGTGATCGTGCAGGGATCGACGCGCTTGGAGTTTGGCCCGTTGAACTCCGCGCATCTCTGTTCGTTCTCCTCTCTCGTCCCGCCAATCGTGACGGCGAAGATTTCACCATTAGGACGAAGGTGAGCGACTCCCTCCACCTCCACCCGCCGCTCGACCGGGCGCGAGGCGCGATGCTCCAGAACTATCCTGGCGAGTGCGTCTGGATCACACGCGGCAGCCTGCAAGGATTCCGCTGCTTCAAGTATCCCGGCGCGCTCGACCGGGCGCGAGGCGCGGAGGTTGAACACGGCGTCGCTGAGAGTTCCACCCGCGAAAGGAAATCCGTTGGTACGTAGAACGTCCGCCGCTTCGTCAGCCGCCTCGATCAGCGCCTCCACCAGCTTGTCGTCGTAGGGCGCGGGCCTCCTGCACAACGGGCACTTCATGGACGAGATGCAGGTGAAGTCGGCGTATTCCTCGCCGCACTCGATGCAGGTCCGCACCATGATCGGGCCGTTCTTCTGAGACACACACTCGGCGGGGTAGTAGGGCGCGGGCGGGGCGAAGCGACTCTCGCTCTCGTCCAGTTCGGCTTCCGCCTCCGCCATGAGATCAGGGCGCTCCCGCTTCACGCGCTCGTAATCCGTCTCCTCGCTCGCCTCCACCTTCGGCGCGGGCGCTCCCCACTTCTTGAGCGCATAGTGGAGCATCATGCGGTCGTACTCGATGGGGCGCTCGTCGCTGAGCGCGTGGAGCATCCTCCACTGTTCGATGAAGTCGTTCAACTCGTCTGCGCTCGGGCCCTTGCGGGCGTCAGTGCTCATGGCTTCGGCTCCTTGTGCCACGGGCGGGCCCGATGGACCTCGTCCACCGTCGGGAACGTGCCCACGAATCGGATCGCCCGGTCGTCCAGGTAGATGAGCGCCGGGGGCTTCACCGCCGTGACCTGAACCTCCTCCAAGCCCCGACCGAACTCGTCGGTGATCCACCACGGGGGCCAGGAGTTCGCCCGAAGCCAACGACGGACCGCGCGGCGGCCCCGCCACGTCCTGCCCCGGGTCGTGAAGATCACGATGTCGAACCTCTGGAGCATCCGGTGCAGCCAATCGATGGCCCCGTCCACGGGAGCGTCCGGGATGATGTGCGGGGCGATCCACGGGGTGTCGTAGCGGTGCAGGACACCGTCGAAGTCCACGGCCAAGGAATAGCGCCTGCTCACTTCTTCCTCGATGCGAACTTGACCTTACCCTTGGCTACCGCCTCGAGGGCCGCCGTCCAGCCGTAGAGGAACCACGTCCACTTGACCATCTGATCCTCGTAGTCTTGGAGGACCTCCTCTTGGTCCTGAACGACCCACTTGTGGTCGTCCCGGATCTTGCGGGCCTTCTCCACCTCCCTTGGGGCGATGAACTTGGCTTGGAGTTGGGCCTTGAAGGCTGCGAGCGACGGAGACTTCTTACCGGCCATCGAGTGCCCCCCAATGCTCGGCCATCGCTTCCGCGAGACCGGGATAGGTTTTGGACCGGACTTTCCAGCGATCCGGAGACGGCCCGAGTTTGTTCTGCCCGCTCGGGGTCTGATTCGACCAGCGCCCGCCGGGCGGAAGCGGGAGCACGTTCGTCGGGACGAGGAGAGGCAGCCCCTTGAGCCACAGGCAGGTCGCCTTCGACTCCGGGTGCCCGAACATCCACGGCTGGAGGATCTGATCGGGCTTCCGGATCCGGGTGGAGATCGCGGAGATCGGGTTCTCGAGCGCGATCCGGGGGATGGGAGCCTCGAGGAGGGCCCGGACGAAGGCCAAGGCCTCCTCGGTCTTGGCGGCCCGCTCGGGCCTGCGCTTGTTCCAGTGCAGGCCGCTCACCGAGAGGTAGGTGCAGGGCGGGTGAGCGATCATCAGGTCCCACCCGTCTCCCAGCACTTTGAGGACATCGCCCTCGATATGGGGGCCCTCGGCCTCCGTGGGCAGGAAGTCGCAGGACACCGCATCGTGCCCTCGGCGCCGAAAGGCGTCCCGGACGATCCCCGAGAACTCGCAAGCGACGAGGACTCTCACCGGAGAGCCCCCGCTTTCATGGCGTCCTGGACCGCCGGCAGGTCGAACCAGTCCCGGGACAAGTCTCCTGCGGGGTCGTTGTCGATCTCCCACGCCTTGCGGATCGCCTCTTGGGCATCGGCCAGAGCCCGCCTCAACCGGTCGATCTCGTGGGCGTGGATCTCGGGAGAGATCATTCCGAAGGGACCCAAGTACACGTTAGAAGTCCGCCTTGCCCACGTAGGACAGGAGCACCACCCGCTGGCCTTGGGTCACCGTGTACTCCTCGGTGACATCGAGCTCGGTGGCGAGGCCGTAGCCGTCCCCTTCGCACACCACGGGCAGGTCCCGGATCGACGGGTCGTGATCGATCAGCCTCTGCAGGTCGTCCACCAACTCTTTAGCGGTCACCGCTTCCCCCTACTTCCAGAAGTTGTCGTCTTCGGCCACGCTGCGAGGGCTCCGGGTTTCGTCCTCTTCCGGCTGGATCCTCTCCTCCAGTTGGTAGGTCCGCAGTTGGTCTACCATGTCTTCTTGGTCCTCGAGCAGCCGCAGGATCCGGAAGCCCAACTCCTCGGCGGTCGCGTTCGTCACGATCTTGGACTCGTTCCGGACACCGCGCCGAAGGTAGAGCTCCACCCCGGTGCGCGGGTTCCGCCAGCGGTGTTCCTTGGGCTTGCTCATCGCTTCTTCCTCGAGCGAGAGAGAATCTTCTTGGCCTCGGGGCTTTCCGACAGGCTCTCCCAACGGCAGGGACCCTCGAAGACGACGTGGGTCCGGGAGCCGGAGTCGATCTTGTCGTTGGTCAGCGGACAGCCGTTGTTCATCTTCGGGAACAGGCCGTCGGTGAACTCCCACACCTCGTAGTGGTCCCCCGGCCCGTAGTGGGTCTGGGCGTCGCAGGAGGAGTAGGCCTCGAGCGCCCGCTCCAAGTCGGGGAAGACCCCCAACGGAGCCCCGTGCTCGTAGCCCGCCCAGATCAACACGAAGTGCCTCACGAGACCTCCGAGGTCTCCCTCGCCTCGACGAGGGCCTTCTTCTTCGTCTCGATCAGTTCGAGCAGCTTGGCGCGGACCGGGTCTTCGTACTTCGACAGGGCGAAGGTCTCGTGGGGCACCTTCGCCAGCATCTCCGAGAAGTCCGCGACGGCCTCGTCCGGGGTCGGCTTCAACGAGCCGACGACCGCCATCGGGTCGCGGACATCGCCCGCGTAGCGCATCACCTGAGCCACCACCGCAAGATGGCGCTCCCCGGATCCGAGCCACATCGTGCGGATCGCCAGCACCTTGGACCGGCCCCGCTCGACGAGGCGACCGATGGCCATGGCCCGGGACATGCGCAGCGACCGGGCGAGCAGCGAGAGGCCCGTCTCCCCGCCCTTGTCCGGGCCGACGAACGAGACCTCTCCGGTGTAGAAGATGGGATCGATGTCGTACTCCGGGAGGATCCGCTCGATCTGGATCCCCACGACCTTCTCGGGCTGGGTCGACTCGATCTCTTCCTCGGTGAGCGTCACGATCAGGCCGCTCTCGTACTCGTAGCCCTTGACCGCGTCTTCCTTGGCGACCGCGACGACCGGGAGCGTGTTGTCCCCCTGCTCGGTGCGGCGGGCGACGGTGCAGAACGGGCAGTACAGGTCCTGCTGGCGCAGCCGGGTGCCGCACTCGGCGTGGACTTGGTGGAGTTCGATGTCGTGGCTCTCGGTGGCCTTGTAGAGCTTCACGGGGATCGACATCTCCCCGCAGGAAAGGACCGTCTTGAGAGTGGCCTTGTAGGTCACAGCCTTGGGTTCGCTCGCCTTCTCCTGGGTCACCGAGAGCCTCCTTTCGACTGCTCGGCTACCTTAGCAAGGGAGTTCCAATCTGTCAAGTACCCCGAGGCGGAGGGAAAGAGTGGAGGGGAAGACACTGAGGCGGAGCGGGCAGGGGGCCGGATTTGAACCGGCGTAGGCAGCGAGATCACCTCGCGGCTGCTCTCCCAACTGAGCTACCCCTACCCATGAACCATGAACTGACCTCAGCACCCCCAGGCCCGCCGGGCTTGATTCCGGCTGGAGCTCTATCTCCTGGTTTGCTCCGACCCGCTAAACATTGGGCAGGCTTCGCGGTCATGACTCCGGTACTAACTGCCCATCTGTTCCAGGTGTTGGCGCGGTCTGCGTCCTTCCGCAGTGGGGTTGTTCCCAGAGGTGCTGAGGCCAATTCACGAATTGGTGTCGGTGTTGGAACGGCTCCGACCGCCGGTTGATCTCTCGACTCCAACTGTGGATCAACAGACCATTCTGATGACCCATGACCAACCAGCAGACTTCACGCTGGAATCCAGCCCAACGCGCGCTTGGGACCGCGGACTAGGAGATTCCTTGAGAGTGCTGGCCCCCTCTTGGCTCCATCGTCGTTCGGTGGTGAGCGCCTGCCGTACCCACACTGTCCAAACCCCACCTGAGGCCTTGCGGCGTGTCCGATGGGGATCAACTCAATCCCCTGCACCGACCCCTAGGGGAATCTCGGTGCAGGGTTGCGTCTGCCTCCAGGCCGTCGCCCGGAACGAGCCGCTAGCGGCTCTGGCAGTCACGGACTCTTCGAACTACCGAAGCAGGTGTGCCGGGATCTCACCGGCTCGCGTTGGTCCCCTTCGCCCCAGTTGCTCTTGGGCTGAGGCCGTGGCACACCTACCAACGCACCCCACGGTCGTGCACCTCGCTTACGGTGCGTAACACCTGCTCCAGTTTTCCCTCTGGCTAGAGCCGCCCGCGAGGACGGCCCCGAACGCTCCTCCTGCGCATGGCAGGCGAGACTAAAAACGAACCTCGATGCTCGGGGAGTGTTTCGCGCACATTCGACTCGGATTCCTGTGCAGGGACGTATCAGCTTGGTTACTCTTCGTCCCCACCGCGCGCACCGCCTATCGTGCCGTCAATTCGGCGCTCTTCCGCTTCCGCGTTGGGGGTTGTCATGGTGGACGGAGACCGCCCACGCGCCCTTCTGCGGGTCAGCAGAAACTCCTACCAAGCTATTTCGATCTCTCCCTTAGCGTACTCGGGTGACTTAGCCCCTGCATGCACCCGACCTCTTTCGATCACGGAGGTAAGCCCTCTCCGCAGGGGCATCGAGGTTCGATGAAGCATGGTAGCGGGGAGGGGATTCGCACCCCTGACCTCCTGGGTATGAACCAGGCGAGCTGCTAGCTGCTCCACCCCGCAACAGAGCCGAGTCGGCAGTTGGGCTACCCGGCGTTCGCCTCGTCCCAATAGGTTTCACCCGGCCAAGCGGTGCCTTGCGCCTGGTCGAGCTATCCGGTACCGGCCTACCGGAAAGCGGTTCAGGGGTCTGAGTAGTCCCTGGTCGTCTCAACCGTCAAGCCGCAGCGTCACGAGGAGCGAGAGTCGACAACCGCTCACCGTCGAGAGGGCGTGCCTCACTGCGGGTTTCGAATCCTTGAACTCTGTTCCGCCTCAGTTGTCAAACAGCCAAGATCGTTGGGGTGAAACTAGCAGGGATGCCAAGCAACTGTCAAGCCGACTCAGGTCCGGCGGGCCCGGCGGGTTCCGTGCTTTCTCTGCTGCAGGCGGTTGAGATGCCAGAGGGCCTGCTTCTTCGGGGTCTGGGCCTTGAGGGCCGACTTGTACTCCTCCTCTGAGACCCGCCGGAGGACGACCTTGCACTTGCAGCCCACCATGCAGAGGGTGGCCCCGGCCCTGGGGGTCGTGGGCAGGTTCTCCGGCACCCAAGGAGAGTGGTTGGCCAGCCACAGGCACGAGGGGCAGTGCTCGGCCTCGTAGTCCATGACCCAGTCGGCCAGGAAGTGCCCGGCCTCCTGCGGGAGCACCGAGACTCGGCCCGCGTCGTAGATCGGATCGAGGCTCAGGGCGTAGTTGTCGATGCGGGCGAGGTAGTGCATCTTGCTGCGGTTGTAGCGCACGTCATCGAGGAGCCGCTGGAAGTAGCCGAACTCCTCGCTCGCGGCCTTGGCCAACCACTGGTACTGGGACTGCGTGAGCGAGAACCCTTTCCTCGGGCTCGTCGACAGGCCCGCCCGGTCCAGCATCCCGTAGCGGTAGGCCTTCTCGAAGTAGGACCGGATGATGGCTTGGGTCTGCTCCTTGACCCGAGCGAACGGCATCGTCTTGCGGTTCTTCGTGTAGGCCGTGACGAGGTCGGCCAACGCCTTCCGGTACTGGCCCCGGATCGTCAGGTAGCCATGGCGGACCGAGCCCCGGACCGGGTAGTACGGATGGCCCTTCTGGCCGAGCTCCTGGGGCACCTCGGTCGGACCGCCCCGCAGGTGACCGATCGACTTGGAGGTCTCGTCGAGACGGGCGCTGAGCTGCTCGATCAGAAGGCGGAACAGTCCCTCGGACATCGGGGCCGCCTAGAAGACCTCGAAGGGCCGCAGGTTGGAATCTTGGCTCGCTAACGGATCGGAGGGAGGACCGGGGAGTTGGATCATCATCTTGTCCATGTTCGACGACAGGAAGCGCGTCATGTTGCGCTGCTTGATCGAGATGACCTGGTTGACGAAGCCGGGCTCGAAGAGCCGCCGACCGCTGTCGTTGACCCGAACGAAGGGACCCAGTTGCTCGGGGTATCGCATGAGGTACTTGTAGAGGGTCAGGATCGAGATGCGGGACTGGCGGGAGACATCGGCCAGCGAGAGCAGATCCTTGTCCGTCAACGTATCGCGCGGAGGCGGCTCGGGGACTTGCGACTCCAGGACCTTGGGACGCATCCGCTCCAGGTTCGACATCTTGATCGAACGGAAGAGCTCGACCACGCCCCAGCGGTAGCGCACTCCGGAAGGAGTCTCGACCTTGAGCGGGGCCACCTTGTCCTTGTGCCGGGCGAGGTACTTGTTGGCCGTAGGCGAGGAGATGCCGGCGAGGTTGGCCACCTTGCTGATCGAGTACAGCCGGTTTCCGTCCTGGTCCTTGACCTCGACGGATCGGGCAGGCGAGGTCATCCGGATGTTGGCGTTCTCGCTGATCTTGAACATCGGCAGGCGGGCGAAGCGCTGGAGGAGCCGGTCATCCACCTTGGAGAAACTCTGGAAGCCGATCTTGGCCATGACCAACTCGCCGTCCCGATGCAAGATCCGCGGGAAGTAGACCCCGAAGGGAGGCAGCCGCAACTCGTCGCCGCGCTCGACCACCATGAGGATGGCCTCGAAGACCGAGGCCACTAGGGCGGAGACTTGGGGGTCCGTCAGCTTGACCTCGGGGACCCGATCCGAGAAGTGCTTCTGGCAGAGGGCCAGGAACTCCCCCTTGGTCACGACGGGACCTCGTCGTCTTCGACAACCGGCGGGACCGGGAACCGTACCCTGCGGAACAGGCCCTCGGCATCGTCCTCCAAGAGGCCTCCGTGCCTCTGCTGGCCGGGGGGATACCTCCCCTCCACCATCTCGCGGAAGGTCCTGACCGCCGCCTCGCCCATCGAGAAGCCCGGGTCCTGACCCCGGCCTCCCATGGGACCGAGCTCGGTCGGCAAGACCGGCTGGGGCGACGGCCCCGGGGGCATGCGGGTGGCCCACCCCCGCTGATCCCCCAAGGGATCCCCCACGGGGGCTTGGATGGGCATCATCGGCTGACCGTCCGGCCCCAGGACCGGCTGCATGGTTCCCGGCGGAGCCAGCAACTCCAAGATCTCGTCGTCCGAGAAGCCCATGATGTGCTTCATCACGTAGCGGGACAGCTTCTGCTGGTCGAGGCCCAAGGAGTTGGCGATGCCCATCATCGCAGTCGCCGTCGTGATCCGCTCGTTGAGGATCTCCAGCCGCTGCATCATCGCCAGCGAGGAGGGCACCTCGAGGTGGATCGAGAACTCGAACTCCTTGAAGCCGCGATAGAGCAACTCGAGCGAGCAGAGCCGCTCCAGGCCCAGCCGCAGCGAGCGCTGCAGCCGCTCGGTCTTCTTGGCGAAGCGGATGTCCTGCTGGGCGAGCGCCTTGTTGGCGTTCCAGCCCGAGATGTCCTGGTCGAAGTAGGCCTTGGGGATGCCCAGCCCGGTGCGGATCTTGTTCTTGAAGTGGTTGACATCCTCGATCGAGGTGAGGTCCGGCGAGGTCGACAGGTTCTCGACCTTGGAAGCCGACTCCTTGTTCGTCGGCCAGAAGATGTCCTGGAACTGGGTGTAGGGCTTGAACCGCTCGAGGTACTCGGAGAGGGTACCCGGACGGCGGGTGCTCGGGCTCGCCGGGTCGTCGATGCGCAGGAACTGCTCCTTGCGGGCCAGCTTCGACCACTTGGCCACGATCGCGTAGGCCTCGTCCGGGGAGGCCGAGCCCACGTCGATGTAGTAGACGAACCGGTTGCCCGCCCGGTTCAGGCGCCAGAGCGAGATCGCCGTCTCGAGCATCGAGAGCGTCTGCCACGACCGGCGCACCGCCTCGACCATCGAGTGGCCGTACTTCGAGGTCAGGTTCGAGCCGGAGATCTTGAAGTGCACGAAGTCCCAAGGAGCGAAGCCCTCGGGGGCCTTCTGGCGCAGGGCTTGGGGCGGCTTCTTCTCGTCCTGCACCGTGTCGAGCAGGGTCAGGACGTTGCAGTCGTAGCCGATGATCTTGTTGGTCTCCGGGTTGATCGAGACCTTGACCGAGCTCGGGTGGACCACCCAGAAGTCGTTGATCCGGAACTGCGTGGGATCGCGCTCGGAATGGACCTCGGGCATGAGGATCTCTCCGGTCACCGGGTCCCGCGGCGCGTTGGGGTCCATCGGGTCGAACGGCTGGTTGGGATCGAAGGGCTGGTTGGGAGCCGCCGCCAGTGCCTCGGGGTCCTCCTCCGGGTCGAGACCCGTCTCCGGGTCCTCCTCGCCTGCCTTGCCGTTGCCCTTCGACTTCTTCTTCTTCAGGAAGGCCGGCAGGTCCTTCTCGTGCAGCTTCCGGGACTCCGCCTGCTCTTCGTCATCCTCCTCGTCGTCGCCCTTGCCCAACCGCTTGCGGCCCTTCTCGGGGTCGCCCGGCCCCTGCTCCTCGTCGTTCTCCTCGTCATCGTCGTCGGGGTCGAACTCCTTGTCGAGGATCGGGTAGAGGAACAGGTCCCCGTACTTGGCCAGGTGCCGGGCCATGCCCCAGACCTTGTCCTCGATCTGGATCCGCTCGAAGAACTTCTCGAGCGCTTGGGTCACGGCATCGTCCGGGCCGGTCACCCAGACCGTGCGGTTCTTCTCGATCGACTTCTGGGTGCACTCCTCGGCGTAGATGTCGAGCGCGATGGCGATGTCCGAACAGTCTTGGTCCATCGTGTCGTACTCGAAGTACCGGGTGGTCCGGTCGTCCTCGAAGTGGGTGAAGTCGCCGCCGGAGGCCTCGTCGGAGAACTGGGCCGGGGACAGGCCTTGGATCGCGACGAGTTGAGGCAGAGCCTCGCCGGGCTTGAGCGAAAAGAACTGCTGCAAGAGCCCCAAGAGTCGGGACTGCATCGGGGTATCAGCCATCGGTCATCTCCTCACCCACTCAACCACGGCAACATCGCCTCCGACTTGGTCTGGCTCGGGGGGCCTGGCGGAGGCGGAGTCCGGCCCATGTCGGACTCCTCTTGGCACCAGAAGACCACCCCGGCGATCGAGTCGGCCACGTCCTTGAACTCCCCGGCACCGCGCTCGAACCAGACCTTCCCACCCTCTACGATCATTCTCAACGTAGCCAACTCGGTATCGAGCGGCGGATAGGGGGGCCGCAAGACCCTGTTCTCCATCAGGGCCGCCCGCAGGGCCAGGTAGGGCCCCGGGGTCTTGTCCATCGACAGGACCTCGGCGTCGAAGTTCTCCTTGAGCAGGATCTGGATCATGTCGATCGAATTGAAGCCGTCGAAGCTGACCTTGGCGACCGGGAAGTGGAGCGAGTCGCGCAGGTACCGGATGAAGGCCCGGACCTTCGAGTAGTCGATCTCGCCGGGGGCCTCCGGGGGCAGGATCTGCAGCGTGAAGTCGACCCAGATGAGCGGGGAGCGGGAGACCACCGGGTAGCCATCCGGACCCATGTTCGAGGTCTCCTGCCAGCCGCAGACGCAGCCCATGGTCAGCCCCGTCGCGCACTGGTTCTTCGACAGGTCGCAGTGGATGTACCGGGCTGCCGCCTGGTGGTGCTTGGGCACGAGGCGGCTGCCTGCCCAGCGGGCCAAGTCTTGGGACTGCAAGTAGGTCTCGAGCGGGATCGGCGAGAGGTGGGAGATCGACGGAGACTCGACCTTGAAGGGGTGCCGCCGGACCGTATCGACCGACCGGCCGATGTAGTCGCGCTGGATGAAGGGGGAGATGACCTCGGACGGGACGCCTGAAATTTCCCTGAGAGCCCTCGAAATATCTCTCTTGAAGGCGTCCTCGTGCTCCGAGGGGACCTCGATGATCTGGGTCGAGACCGACATGTCCGGCTGCTCGCCCTCGGCCAAGATCCGGGAGTTCGAGTGCTCGGTGCCGATCAGGACCCGAAATTTCTTCCCGGCGTACTCCCAAGGCTTGACGTCGTAGAGGGGGTACTCGGCGATCCGGACGTGTGGGTCGTCCCGCTGGCGGCGCTTGTGCTGCTCGAGGAAGTCGAACCGGGTGGCCGCCGAGGAGATCAGGCACATCAGGCCCAGGTTCTGCCCCTGCTTCATGAAGCGGGACTCGATGCGGTTCCGGAGCGACTGGTAGAGGTTGAAGACCTTGGAGGTCGAGTCGTAGTTCAGGGCTCCGGTGCCCTTGGCCTGCTTGACGAAGTTCGCCTCGTCGAGCATGCCGCCCAAGATGTCTCGGCTGATGAAGTGGGTCTCTTGGGAGCCTTGGACGATCTCGAGGAACGGAGGCATCTCCAACTTGAAGTCGTAGGGGTCCGAGCCGTGCCGGCCCCGGAAGCGCCGGCGGCGGGTGACCGGGAACTTCTTGCGGAAGTACGGCGACTGCCCCAGCAGGCGCTCGAAGCGGGCCACGCCAGCGTCCTCGACCGTGGTCATGGTGACCGAGAACATGAAGATCTCGATGGGAGCCGAGGGGAGCATGCCGAGGTAGGCGTGGGGATCCCGAAGGCAACTCAGCTTGTAGATCTGGTACATCAGGGCGCTCATCGCGCACGTCGTCTTGCCCGAGCCGAGCGACCCCGAGAGGATGAACTCGTTGATCCGGTTGTCCGGGTTGAGCACGTAGCACAACTCGTCGAACCAGACGGGGAACAGGCCCCGATGCTCCTTGGGGTCCCACACCATGTCCTTGCCGAAGTAATACGGGCTCGAGAAGAAGACCTCTGGTGGGACCGGGACCTCGGTGTAGTCGACGGAGTAGAGCAACCCCAAGGTCTTCGGATCCACCAGCGCCGCGAAGAAGAGCTGCTGCTCCTCGGGCGACAGGCGACCGACATCCGCCCGGATGTCCTCGGGCAGCTCGTCGACCAAGGGATTACCCGGCGTCGGTTCCATGCCCCTGCTCAGCCGACTCGGCCTGGGCGGCCAAGGCCTCTACCACGGCGGGCCGGCTGTTGATCCGGTCCATGATCGACACGACCTTGCGCCGAGCGGCGACCGGCAGGTTCTCGATCTCCGGGCCCACCCGCTTGGCCAACTCGACCGCAACCTCCTCGGGGATGATGGTTGGCTCGATCCGCTCCAGGGGCTCGAGCGCGGCCAAGGCCAGGAGGAAGCGGAGCATGAGCTCGATCCGGTTGGTCACCAACTGGTGGTAGGCCGCCAACTCCGGACCCTCCATCTTGTGGAACTCCAGCTTCGCGATCTCCGCCTCGATCTTGTCGAGGACCCCCAGCATGGAGACGATCGACTCGATGTACTTTCGACTGAACGCGATGGATGCGACATGGATCTTGAGCTTGCTGTCCGAAAGGAGGACCTCGTTGACCCGCTGGGTGAGTTGCTCGTCGGCCTTGCCGATCGTGAGGGCAAAGTCCCGGGCCAACTCGAGGCCCGCCGTCCCCTGCTTCTGGTACTCCGAGAGTTCCGCCGGCTTCCTCTCCGCTGGGCCCCTCTCCGCTTGGGCCGGAGCGGGCGAGCCCCCGGGCCCGGGCTCGTCGAAGAGGATCTTGGGCTGGATCACGGCGAGGGCGGTCTCCACGACTTCTTTCGCTTTTCTCGCTTTCTTCGCCTTGGCCGAGGCCTTCTTGCGGTTCTGGCGCTTCCGGAGCGGGGACTCCTCCGAGATCTTCATCGCAGCCCTCCGCCTAGAGCCGTCCGGACCTTCTGGCGGGCCAAGCGCACCTCGGTCGACGAGATCTGGTAGCGCGAGGCCAAGGTCCGGACCATCTTGGCCTGCTGTTCCTTCGTCCGCTCGAGGTAGCAGTAGATGTCCACCTCGCGCAGGGCCGAGGCAAGGTACTTCGGCGAGGGCAGGACCAGACGCTCGCCCCGGAACTCCTCATACAGGTCGATCGCGATCCGCTCCCCAAAGAGCCGATGGATCTCCGGCAGGTGGGAGTAGGAGAACTCCGAGTCGTCCTCGGTGAGCAACGGCAGGGCCAGCGTCAGGCCCCCGAACAGGTTGACGAACTCGAGCATCCGCTTGCCCAAGACTTTGTAGAGCCTCGGGATGACCGGATAGCGGGTCGCGCAGTAGGTCGCGAAGATCAGGTGTACATCTTCGGTCGGCGACAGGGTCTTGGCAAGGGCCCGCAGGACCTGCGCCTCGGTCGCCTGGACCTTCGAGTGGCCTAGTGCCACGGTCCCGTCCCCCTCATGACGCTTCCACCAAGAGCTCGTGCCGGGACGAGGGGTGGGGATGGCCGGCCGGGAGGCTGTGAAGCTGGTCCTCGAAGGACGCGAAGGCCATCAGGCGCTCGCTCTCCGCCGCATCGCAGTCCGCCACGTAGGGCAGGTTGTCGATGATCGCCCGGTTGCTCTCGATGACTTCCTTCAACCGGACGATGATGTGCTCCGCCAAGAACTTCACCCGCTCGCGCGGAACCCCCCGGAAGCGGGTCGAGATCAGGGCCCAAGGAACTCCCTCCGAGTCGATCACCTGCTGCAGGATGGTCTCGCAGATCAGGCGGTCCTCGCCCTCGAAGCGCAGGTCCTTCAGGACCTCGCTCCGGAAGTAGCGGGGCAACTCGTCGGCCAGGATCTTCATCTCGACGTAGAACGCCGAGGACTCGAGCGCCGCGCTGGAGTGAGCGGTCCCGAGCCGCGGGATGACCGCCGGGTCCACCCGGGAACTGCGGCGGGTCCGCTTCAAGACGTTCAGGATCTCGTAGCGGATCAGGCCGTAGAGGAAGGCAAAGAGCGTGTCCGGGTTGTCGTAGTAGCGCCGATAGAACCGGTCCGAAGACAGGTACTCGTACAGAGCCATCGGGATCGAGGAGAGAACCTCGTCGTACTCGTCCGTGTCCGGTCGGATGACGAGCCGAAAGGTGGTCGACAGGTGGCAACCAAGCACCGGCATCGCCTGCTCGATCACCTGGGCGACCAACTCAGGACTCTTGGGGTTCCGGGAAAGCTGTTGGAATGCCTCTGAACACCGCTTGGCGTCATAGGACGACCGAGCCATCTCCAGGTAAGTCTTCATTCCATCAGGCTCTCCCTCTCCTCCTTCAAGCCACCGAGTGGACCTCGGAGGTCTCGTTCGCGGACTCGCCTGGCTCCCGGACGAGCAACGAAACCCCCGAGCGCTTCTCGACCCGCAACTCTTCGCCCACCCAGACGACGACATCGGGAGAGTGGGACACGAGGAACACCCTGCGACCCTCTTCGGTAGCGAAACGGTCCACCGCCTCGACGACGGCGCGAGCAGCCACCGCATCGAGCGAGTCCAGGGCCTCGTCCAACACCGCCAACGACGGGCAGCCCATCCCTTGAGCACCCGCCAAGAAGTTCACAGCGAGAAAGATTGCCAGGTCAGCCTTCCGCCTCTCCCCGTCCGAGGAGGCGGAGTAGGAACCCGCCGGTGTCGAGTACCGGATCGAGATCCGGTTCTCCTCCCCGCCCTTGGCCAACTCGCGGGTCGAGTCGAGGGCGATCGCGTAGTCGCCCCCGAAGATCGGGCCGGACAGGTAGTCGAGGTAGGAGTTGAGCGAGGAGAGGGCCGAATCGAGCAGGTAGGACACGACCCCTTGGGGCGAGAGCATGCGGTCGAGTTGCTGGGCGAGACCCACCTTGCCCGACAACTCGTCGACTTGGGCCGTCAGGTCTTGGGCCCCCTTGCGAGTGGTGGCGAGGACCCCCTCGAGCCGCCGCAGGGCCGCTTCGTAGTCGCGGCCCTTCAACTCGGCGACTTGGGCCTCAGCTTGGGCGATCTCGTTCGTCAGGTGCCCGTCCGCCCCGCGCAGGCGGGCCCGCTCGGCGACCACCTCGCGCAACTGGTCGTTGAGAGCCTCCCGCTGGGCTTGGAGACCGCCCGTCTTGGCCCGCAGGGCCTCGAGGTCCCCGAGGCGAGCCTGCCGAAGATCCCGCTGCTCGGCCAGTTGGGCCTGGAGGCCGACCCCGCGCTCGGCCGTGGCCTTGATGGTGCCGAACAACTTGGAGCGGATCTCCTCCTTGCCCACCTCGGGCAACTCCTGACCGCAGGTCGGGCAGAGGAACTGGGCCTCGGCGAGGTCCCGCTGGGCCGCTGCGAGGTCTTTCCGGCCCCGCTCGATGTCCTTCTCCAGCCGGGTGATCTGGGCCCCGTAGGAGTCCGCCTCGCGCTGCAGGGACTCGATCTGGGGCGCGGGATCCACGAGGCCGGCCAAGCCCTCCCGGATCGTGGCCTCTTGGGCCGTGACCGCCTCGATCTTTTCGTTGATCCCCTTGGATTCGGCCTTCCAGACTCTGATCTTTCCGGAAAGTTCGCGCTGGAGGAGTTGGCCTTCCTTCTTGCGCTCGGCAATCGAGTCCTGCTCGGAGGCCACCTGTCCTTCGAGTTGCTCCAAGGTCCTCAACTGGGCCTTGAGGCTCGCGTCCAAGGCCGCGAACTCCTTAGTCAGGGCCCCGAGCCGGTCCCGCAGCTTGGCGCGCAGGGCCTCGTACTGGGAGATCCCCAGGACGGCCCCGAGGAACCGCTTGCGGTCGGCATCGCCCATCAGGGAGAACTGGTTGCCGTACCGGCTGCCGAAGAAGGCCAGGGTCGAGAAGGTCTCGGCGTCCAGCCCGAAGGTCTCGACGATGGCTTGGTCGGTGCCCGGAGCCGAGCCGCGGGAGATGTCCACCCAGCGGTCCCCGTCGCGCTTGCGCAGGGACACGGAGGCCCCGCCCTTGGCCTTTCGGGAGCGGGAAACTTCGAACTCTCCCTCCCGCGTGACCAGCGTGACCGTCACATGTGAGGTCACAGCGCCCGAGCGGACCACCTTGTCCTTCGTCTCGAAGCTGCGGAAGGTCGAGCCGTAGAGGGCGAAGGCGATGGCCTCGAGCAGGCTCGACTTGCCCGAGCCGTTCGAACTGGCCGTCGAGGTGTCGTGGTTGGTGCCCGAGACCAGCACGAGCCCGGAACCCGTCAGGTCGAGATCCGCCTCGCCCCACGACATGAAGTCCTTGATCTGGAGCCGGGTGAAGCTGATCGGGCCCGTGTTCGTCTGGGCCGTGATCTCGGCGATCATGGGAGCGAGCATCTCCTCGGCCGCGTTGCAGTCGAGGTCGAGCTTGGCGTGGGCGGCGTAGGCCACCAGGTTGGGCCAGACCGGGGATTCGGACTGGACCCGTACCCGGGGCAGCCCCGAGGCCGATTCGGGCCTTGTACGACGAATCCTGAGGTTGGGCTCCTTGGGCAGCCGGTCGGCGATGTCCTTGGGCGCGGTCAGCGAGAAGAAGGTCTCCCGGCTGGGGTGGCGGTTCAGGACCTCGGCGGCCTCGCCCATCGTCCGGACGGTCTCCGAGACGTAGACCGGGGCGTGCGGATTGACGAAGAACTCGCTCTCTCCTGTCTCCGTGTCGAGGAACCAGACCCCGTAGGCCTCGCCGGTATCCGCGAAGGAGTGGGGCATCGGGGTCCCGGTGACCACGACCGAGCCCGGCGGGATGTGGCCGATCATCTCGGAGCCCAGCACGATCCCCGTGGAGCCCGTGCGGACCTGGGGCAGGTGGTAGTGGGAGGCGATGACGAACCGGAACCGGAGGAGCTCGTCCATCTCGAGCCCGGAGCCCTCGGCGATCTGGGGCGTCATCTGGGCCCCCAAGAGGGGGTAGTGGATCGCCACGACCGCGCCGTCCGGGATCGTCGAGAGGACGAGCTGCTGCTCCTCGAGCGTGTAGGTGTAGGGGACGACCCAAAGGTTGCCCGTCTGGTAGACGGGCTCGTCCACGACGTGGACCCCAGCTAGGAGAGAGTGCAGGTGCAGGTTGTGCAGCCCGACCTTGATCGAGAGATCGTGGTTGCCTACGTTGACCACGCGGGGCACGTCGGCCCACTCGCGCTCGACCAACTCCAACAGCTTGATCGTCGGCGCATCGAGCCGGCCGGGGATCGAAGTCAGGTCCCCGTTGAGCAGCAGCAGTTCGGATCTGGTCTTGCGGAAGAGAGTGCGGATCCACTTGGCGGTCTCGATGTGCCGCCGGGCGAGAGAGGTGAGGCCTTCTGCATCGAGACTACGGGAAAATTCGCCGAAGGGCGAAATATGTAGATCCCCCGTCGCCAGAATCTGCATCGAGTCTCCTCAACTACTTCCAGTAGTGTAGCACGGAGTTTTTACCTACTACCCTTGGGGGTGGGAATCTAGGTTACGGTGAGAGAGATTTCATCCGTGGCTACTTGGAAAGTTCGGCTTTGAACTCACAGGCCTTCGCCGACTCCACTGCCTTCTCCGCTACCTCCGAAGCCTCGCGCAGTTGACGGGCCGCTTGCTCGATCTTCCAGAGGTGGTCCTTGAGCCCGCCGTTGAGCAGCAAGCGCACGCCCTCTCCGATCTCCCCGCCATCCCACGCCCGTTGGAGAGAAACCCCCGAGGCCCGCTCGAAAGCGTAGACCTTCTTCTGCAACTCTTCGTGCCCCCTCCGCACGTCGGCCATCCGCCTCTCCAGAGACTCCTTCTCCGAGGCGAAGAGTTGTTCGGCCATCTCCCGAACCCGCAGTTGGCGCACCTGATCCATCGACTCGTGAGCCCGGCGCAGCAACGCAGCCAAGAAGAGCCAGTCCGGGGGCCCGGGTTCGCGCGACGCGGCTTCCTTCATCGTCCACAGCTTCCGGTCGGACTTCAAGACGAGCAAGCCCCAGTCCGGAGGCAACTCCGACACGTCTTGGACCACACCGACCGGGGCTACGATGTACCACTGGTGGCACCTCAGGACGAAAGGATCCGCCTTCTTCGGGTCTTTCAACTCGCGCAGCCAGTCGTTGCGGTAGACCTTGACCTCGAAGCCCATCAGGCGGATCCCCCTCGAGGGCCAAAGGCTCAAGGCCATGGCATCGCACAGGCCCCGGGCAGCGTAGCCCGTGCCTCGAGCCACCTGCTCGAACAGGGCCCACTCGGGCGCTGCGTACTTGCGCCGCAGGGCCTCGATCACATCGGCCGAAGTCGGATCACGGCTCACTTCGAGACCTCGACCTTGACCCCGGCATCGATCAGGCACTCGATGGTGTAGTCCACGGAGTTGGCCGGGATGAAGTAGGAGCCCAGCCGATTGTCCTTGGGGGACCCTCCGATCAACTGGACCAAGGAGTTCATGGCCAACAGGAACTCCTCGTCCCCCAACTCGATCATCTGCATGGAGGCCGGAGCCCCGCGGGTGATACGAACCCTGCGCTCGGCCACGGGGGCTCCTCAGTCGTGCAGGGGGACCTTGGTGGGCTCCACCTTGCGCCGCCAGGTGCACCGGTACTTGGTGCCCCCGTCGGTCAAGCCGTTCCCGAGGATCTCCGTCGACACCAACTCCCACCCGTTGACATCCGGAGGCTCCGGGCGGAGCAGGGAATGGGGGGGAACGGTGTACTCGAGGATGCGGATCTGCTCGCTGGCTCCGAGGTGGACGAAGACCAACATGCCACGGTCGAGACGCTCGCTCAAGGGAACCTCCGAAGAAAGTCTCACACGAGTCTCCTGAAACATTGCGACCAGATTGTGAAGTTGTCCACCATCCAACTGACCCCCAACCGTCCCAAGTCCGAGGCAACGGACTCGTCGAAGACGATGTCGGAGGTCATGGCCATGTGGATCTTGGAGATCTCGTCGACGTTGAGGATCTCACGAGCCGTATCGAGCATCTCGATGTTGATTCGGATGCGGTCGAGGTTCTCGAGCACAAGGGCCCGGATCCGAGGCTTCACAGCCCACTTCACGCCATCGGTCTGGACCCGCTTGGCCAACTGCTCCGGAGTCGTGATCGTCGGATCGTTGACGAGGCTGGAGGCGATCTTCTCCCCGATCCCGGGGACGCCCTCGAGGTTGTCCGACCGGTCACCCACCAGCGCTCGGTAGAGCAGATAGGACTCGGGCTCGACCCCGAAGCGCTCGCGGAAGTTCAGGCGCGAGACGTACTCCTCGGCCGACTGCCGATAGACCGCCACGCCCCCCTCGACCAACTGCAGGTAGTCCTGATCGTCCGAGAGCACGACCGGAGCCTCGAACTTCCGCGCGAGGAAGGCGAGCACGTCGTCGGCCTCCCGCCCGGGCAGGACGAGCACCCTGCAGCCCAGTCGCAGCAGAAGGCGCGAGATCTCCGCCACGTCGGACCACTGGTCCCGGCGGACCTGCTCGGCCAAGGGATGCTTCGAGGCCTTGTAGGTGGGATGGAGGCTCAAGCGCCGCTTGGATCGGCCTCCATCCCAGACCACCCAGACCATGCGGGGCAGGACGCGCGAAGCCGCTGCCCGGACCATCGAGAGGAAGGCCGCCCGGGTCGAGGGCCCGTAGACCGGTTCCTGCTTGCGACCGAGCTCCGCCCCGATCCGGTACGCAGCCCGGTAGAGGCAGTTCTGCGCGTCGACCAGCAGGACCTTGGAGGCCACGACTAGAACTCGTCGGGGAGCACGTAGGTCGGATCCTCAAGAAGAATCCGCTCCCGAAGTGCCTCCACAGCATCCGTGAGAAGAGAAGGATCCTCGAAATTCAGGGCGGCCAGCACGCTGGCGAAGACGATCCGCTTCAAGATGTCGGTCTCGTGCACGAGGACCCTAAGCATCAAGCCAACGAAGAGTGTCCGGGAGGCCGAGCCCACCAACTCCACGGGCCACTCCCTCTTCAAGAAGTAGCAGAAGTAGAAGTTGGCCTTCTTGAGGTCTTCGACCCCGCCCTTCTGATCGAAGCGCCAGACGTACTTGAGGGCGTTGCCCAAGCAGAACCCAAGCAACGAGACGACATCCAAGCACTCGGTTCCGCTGGGGTGAGACGTGTAGTGCGGCGGGTGGTTGACGAGGTCCGCCACCCTAGCCCCCGAACTTGCTGAACTTCTCGGCGCTCTCGATCGAGCCGATGCCGATCACCTGCGTCGGCGGGGGGTCCACCATGCGGAACTTCCGGCGGAAGGCCTCCTCGGTGAGCACCATCGGGTGACCGTCCTCGCAAATGACCCAGTCCCCGAGTTCCATGAACAGGTCCACGCGCTGGTTGTAGTTGTTGTCCATGACCCGATAGACCCTCAAGGACAAGTTCTCCGGGCTGACGTGGGTCTCGCAGTCCCGGTAGGGATCGAGTTCGACCTCACGAGCCCACAACAGGAACTCGTTGAGGTGCCCGGTCCACCGGAATGCGTTAGCGGGTTCGATCCGGACGCACTTCATCCTCTTCCTCCTCAATCCCCCCTGTAGTCCTTCGTTGGATCTTGGTAACCGTAGAGCCGTGGATTCTCCCGAAACAGCCTCTCGCACTTCGGACAAGTGTAGATGCCCTCTTGGGCAGGTGGTCCCTCTTTGTGGTACATCGCCACCCGCTTATGGTAGTTGTCCCAGTTGAGGGGCTCCGTACAACGAGGGCAGATCCGGTAGTTGAAGAGGAACTTCCACTCCTCCTCCAACCCCGAAATCCGTGCCTCTTCCCTCTTAGCTTGGTGGACCTCTTTCTTCCACGCCTCCAAGCGTCGACGGTCGATCACCTTGGCAGCCCGGCGGGCGACTCGAGAGATCACACCCAAGCCCCCATGACCGCTGCGCGCAGGGCGGGCTCGAAGTCCGGGTTCTCCGAAGCGATCCGGGCCAGCGCGCTGCCGTAGAACTTCAACTCCCGGTCCCCCACCGTGAAGACGCTCCACGCCCCGGCCTTGCGCACGACGCCCAGGTCCGTCGCGGCGTCGAACAGAGAGTGGAGGTCCGAGAAGCCCTTGCCGAAGTAGAGCCTGGAGACGACCTCGCGGCGCGGGCAGGCGAGCTTGTTCTTCTCCACCCGGGCGAGGACGAAGGCACCGACGGGGTCCCCGTCCTCCTTCTCCCGGATCCAACCCCTCGACTTCAGGTGGATCCGGATCGAGGCGTGGAACTTCACCCCGCGCCCGCCCGGAGTCTCGGTCAGCATGATGCCGTTGACCGCCGTGTCGTAGACGTGGTTCAGGACCAGCAGGCAGGTGTTGGTCTTCGAGATCATGTGGGTGATCGACCGCATGCCGCGGCGAACGACTTGGGCCCGGTACTGGCCACCCATGCGCCCGGAGTCGTTCTGCTCCGCCTGCTCCTTCTTGGTCGGAGTCGCCGCGAGAGTGTCCCACACCATCAGGATCGGGACCTCGGGGCTCGACTTGTGGACCACCTCGATCATGGACAGGAAGCAGGTGAAGACATCCTCGAGCGCGATCTTCGGGGACATGATGAGGAGCCGGTTGAAGTTGACTCCCATCCTGGTCGCCAGGTCCCGGTCGAAGGTGGACTCCGGGTCGAACAGGACCGCCACTCCGCCCAGCCTCTGGCAGCCCACCATGGCGTGGACGGCGAGGGTGGTCTTTCCAGCCGACTCCTTGCCGTACAACTCCACGGTCCGGCCCACGGGCAGACCCCCGCCGATCACCTGATCGAGGAGGGTCCACCCGGTGGGAATCCAGATCTTGACCTCGGAATCGAGCGGATCGATCCCGAGCGTGACCACCGAGTCCTTGAGAGCCGCATTGATCTCGTCTGCGGCGGCTCTCAGGATCTCGGTGGTCTTGTCCTTCTTCTTCGGTTCGGGGTTCTTCCGGCTCACTGGCCGGAGGTCGTCATGCGGTTGAGGGACTCGACGACGCAGGTCTCGAGGGCCGCGCACCGGGTGCACTCGGGATCCATCGCGGACTGGTGGGCGAAGCACGCCGGCCGCTCACCCGTGGGATCCGTCTGGGCGGTGCGGACGATGCTCTCGGAAGCCCCCGGAGCCTGCGTGCGCAGGCGGGGAGCGGCGGTCGCGGGAGCCGCCGCCGGAGCCGGAGCGGGCCGCAGGGAAGCCGCCGCTGCAGCAGCCGGGCGCGGACCCGCCGTGGACATGGCCGGGCGGGGACCGGTGGGGGCGGGGCGGGGACCGGAGGCGACGGTCGGACCCGCCGGGCGGGGGCCGGAAGCCGCCGGAGCCGGACGGGGGGAAGCCGCCTTGGGGGCCTCCTTCGCCTGCTCCTCGGGCGGCGGTGCGATCCCGGCGGCGAACTGGGCCACGCTGTACTCCTCGTAGTGGAACCGGGCGAGGATCGAGTTGGCCCGGGCCACGGACTCCTTCCAGCGCTCCTCGTTCCACCGGCCGAAGATCTTGTCCAGCGGGTAGATCGAGGAGGCGATGGCCTCGAGGGTGGCCTCGTCGCCGATGTTGATCCGGTCCGGGTACCACGAGATCTCGTAGCGGGTGTTCGAGCGCTTGTTGCTGCCCCCCTTGACCGTCTTCTTGACCGTCAGCCGGGCAGCGTTGCCCGGCTCGGCGAAGTCGGGCAACTCGCGCGGGGCGCGGATGATGAAGTCGCCGACCATCGGCGAGCACCGGAGGATGTGGGGCAGCCAGAGGTTCGACGGGTCCTCGTAGTCGATCCGCTTGTTGCCGATCTCGAGCGGCAGGACGTTGACGAAGCAGGTGGGCCGGGCCTGATACTCCCGGAGCTGCTCGGCGTCGTGGTTGTTGGCCGCGAGGTCGCGCAGCACGGCGCACACCGGGCACAGGTGGGTGCCGGGGTGGGTCAACTCCGGGCAGACGGAGCGCTCGCGCTCGGCGGTCCAGTGGCTGAACTCCTTGAACACGTACAGGCCCGCCTCGGAGTACGGCGGGCAGACGACGAACATGTTGTTGCCGGTCGCCAGACCGTCCTTGCCGTTGAAGAAGCGGATATCTCCGTCGTTGAAGCCCCGATTCTTCTTCTCCTCCTCGGCCTGTTCGGCCTGGCGGAGCAGTTCGTCGAGGTTGGGCTTGTGGAAGGAAGGCATGCGGGTCTCCTCAGTCGAATGAGTTGCGGTCGTCTTCACGGGCCTTGCGCCGGTCGCGGGAACGCTCCAACAGGATGTCGCGGCGCATCAGGGCCAAGGTACGAATTTCGCGTAGGTGGTCGGCGAGGATCTTGAGAGCCTCGACCTTGCCGTGGAGGTCGGGAATCTGGGGGTCTCGGTCCACGGCGCGGGCCCGGACTTCGGCCAGCGTCGCCTTCTGGGCACCGAGGCCCAAGCGGACTGCGGTTTCGGATTGCTGGATCAGTCGTTCGAGTTGCACCTCCTTCACGGACAGCGCGGAACGGACGATGGAAAGCAGGTCGACGAGATCCCGGTACTGCACCGGCAGGTTCTGGAGCAGATCGTCCAGATCCGAGTTCTCGACGAGCGCCTCTTCGAGCACGACGAGATGGGGGAAGTGGCGGGTCAGCTTGACCCCGTCGGAGCCCAGTTGGGCAGCGATCTCCGCGAAGAACTCCTTGACGATCACGCGACCCCCTGGGCAGCCATCGAGGGCAGAACGAAGTCGATCAGCATCTTGTCTCCCTCGACCTTCTGTTCGACGATCTCAGCGTGCAGGTGCCTCAACTCGGAGAGCAAGAGGGTCCCGTGCATCACGGAACTCTCCACCACGAGACGTTGCCCGTTGCGCTCGACCAAGGAGCACGGGAAGCCCCAGCCGGGGCACAACTCGATGTCGCTGACCACTGGGATTTCCTTGAGCCAACCGACGAACTCATGGTTGATCCAATCTACCATCTTGGTTTTCTGTATGTCAAGAATATCCAGCAACTCTCCGGGGGCCACGTCGACCAGAATCGCGTCGTGCACGAAGCCGAACAGCTTCGAGCGGAGGCCCCTGGCGAGGATCTCGGCGTCGACCTCCAGGAGAGCCATCAGGGTCGTGTCGCTCGCGGTGCTCTGAATGCGGGCATTGATGGCCTGCCGCCACGCCCGGTCGCCCCAACGGGAAGTCGTGATGTCCGGGATCCAGATGATCCGCCCGAAGTCCGTGGTCACGCAGCCGTACTTGACGGCCATCTTGTACTCCGAGCGCTGGTACTCCAAGGTCCCCGGGAAGGTCTGATACCAGTTGTCGATGATCCCTTGGGCCCGGTCCTTGGAGATCTCGAGTTGGGCCGCCAAGTTGCCGGGGCCCGACCCGTAGACGACCGCGAAGCCCAGCGTCTTGGCGATCTGGCGCTGCTCCTTGGTCACGGCGGAGTGGGGCACCCCGAACATCTGGGCGGCGTTGGCGGTGTGGATGTCCACGCCCGAGAGGATCGTCTGGCACAGGTTCGCGTCCTGGGAGAGGGCGGCGAGTACCCGCATCTCCATCTGCTTCATGTCGGCCGAGACGATCAGGCCGCCCTGCTTGGCCCAGCGGGAGACGAACTGCCAGCGAGCCTTCGAGCCCTTGGGCTGGGTGTGGATCGAGGGGTCCGAGGAGGAGAACCGGCCCGTGACCGTGCCGATGATGTTGTAGTTCGTGTGGAAGAAGCCGTCCGCCGCCGTGTGCTCGGACATCTTCTTGACGAAGTTGCTGAACGTGTGGGCCAAGGTGCGCCACTCGTTGAGGTGCTCGAGCACCTCCCGGCGATCCGGCCAGCCCCGGTCGTTGCAGATCTCGATCAGGTCCTCGAGCGACTCCTTGGCGGAAGACGGGCCGCTCTTGCCCTGCGCGACGACGGGCAGGCTCATCTCGTGGTAGAGCAGCCGCTGCAGGGTCTGCGGCGAGCGCAGGTTGAACTCCAAGGGGGCGGGCTTGCCCCGCTCGTCGATCCGGGCCGCCAGCCACGCCTTGGTCTTGCGGCCCCACTCGGTCTGCTCGACCGCTTGGATGTGGGGCTCCATCTCCTTGGGATAGAGCTCCATCAGGTACGCCGTCGTGGCCGGGTTGACCGCGACCCCGGCGATCTCCATCCGGCACACCGGGAGCATGCCCTTGAGGATCAGGGTCGAGAAGTTCTCCAGCGAGTCGATCTCGGCCAGCTTGTCCCGGTAGCGGACGCAGAGTTGGAAGGAAGCATCCGCGTCACCGCCCGAGTAGCGCAGCATCTTGTCGCTCGGGCAGTCGTGCATGCGGTTGCCCGCCTCCCCGGTGACCGACTTGGTGAAGGGCTTCATCTCGAGGCCGTGGCCGATGAATCCGAGCTCGCCCTCGGCCGCCGTGTTCAGGTCGTTCGAGATCGTCTTCGAGGAGTTCATCCACTTGCGGGCGAGGAACCCGTCGAGCCCGATCTCCCGGATCTGGACCCCCAGATGCAACAGGGACCACTTGATGTCGAAAGAGAGGTTCCAGCCGCAGACCGGCACCGTAGCGAGCAGGCGGCCCAAGTCGGAGAGGATCCGGTCCTGGATGAACCGGTCCTCCTTCCACGGGGAGTCCTGGTGCCAGAGCGGGACGACCAAGGCCTGCTTGGGCCCCTTCGAGACCGAGAAGCAGACCGTCTTGTGGGACCGGTCGTAGACGTTCAGGCCGGTCGTCTCGAGGTCGTAGGCCACCCACGGGATCTCTCCGGCCCGGTACTGGAGAATCGCCTCGTCGACGAAGCCGGCGAAGATCTGGGGGTCGTTGACCCAGATGTACTGGTCCCAGTACCGGTCCTCGAACTGGCCCGTCACCCGGCGCCAGATCCGGGCGAGGTCCGCCACGATCGAGGGAGCGTAGGACTCGGTCCGCAGAGCCGCCGAGGGGTGGATCGTCCCAACCACCTGGAAGCAGCCGTTCAGGTGCTCGAACTCCCGCCGATAGGACGGGTGGACGGCCAAGGGGAACTCGAGGCCGCGGTTGCGGGTGATCGCCCCCTTGCCCGTCAGGGCCTTCAAGGCCGTGTTGCCCAAGGCCACCAGCAGCGGGGGATGGGCCGGGTTGACCGCCAGGAGCCGTTCGAGCAGCCGGTAGGTGTAGAGCAGGCAGGCGGAGACTTCTCCGTCCGTGGGCTGCCGTGGCGTGCCCTGAGCCGTCTGGGCGAAGCACCGGACCGCGTTGGTCCACATCACCCGCTGGGGGTCCACCCCGGCCTGCTCCAGCAGCTTGTCGAGCAGTTGGCCGGCCCGGCCCACGAAGGGCTGGCCGAAGGAGTCCTCGTCCTTGCCGGGGCTCTCCCCGAACAGCACGAGGAGAGGCTGCTCCTCCTGTCCCCGGTTGCCGAGGCAGACCGTGCGGGCATTGGCAGAAAGCCCGCAGCGAGCACAACCCCGGTCGAAGAGGTCCTCAAGGGCCACTGGGTCAGTCCCCGGAAAGATCGCTGCGCTCGCCTTCCAACTGCCGGCGCTTGGCGATCAGTTCGTCGAAGGCCCGCATGTCTTGGAGCAGGTCCTCGGAGACCTCCCGGACCGCCCGGCGCTCGTCGTCCCGGATCGACGTGCTCGCCCGGAAGTCGTGCACCCGGGCCGAGACCCGCTTGAGGTCGTCCCGGATCGCCATGAGGTCGTGGACGACCTTCGACAGGGTCCGGGCGAAGTCGACGGGACCGCGTTCCATGGTTTCGTCGGCCATGAGGACCTACCCCTTCCTCTCGAACTTCTGACCGAAGCCCTCGCGCATCCCCGTGAAGGCCCGCTCCACCTGATGGATCCGCGCCTCGAGCGACCGGCAGAAGCGGGCCAGCGCCACGACAGCGTAGAACAGGCTGAGGAACAGGACCACCAGCACCCCGGTGAGGACCCGGTAGAACATCGGGACCGCCTCGAAGGGGTAGACGACGAACGCGAGGGAGACCGCCGCAGTGACCCAGAACAGAGGATCCGCCACGGAGTCGAACTTGAGCCGCTTGAACAGCTTCATGGAACCTCCTCTTTGATCGAGGACCAGAACGAGGGAGACAGGGAGAGGAAGGGGGTTTCGGTCAGGATCCGTGCCCCCGGAATCCCCACCTCGGGATAGGGGACTTCCTCCGCCCGGAAGAAGCAGGCAACTCCCCCGACGAAGTCGAGCCGATCCGCCTCGACGATCATGGAGACGGGGTTCTCGTTGGGCCACGGGCCCCGATAGGACACCCGGTACTTCTTCATCACAGGGTCCCGGGCAGCGGCGGCGAGGTCTTCGCCAAGCGCGCCTCGGCCTCCCGGCGCTGATCCGCCCGCTCCTCGATCTTGCGGATGATCCGGTCCTCGTACCCCGGAGGCAGCACGTCCTTCTGATACCAGGCCGGGATGTAGGACTCGAGCTCCGTCATGCGGATCTTCAGGGTCGTGAGCTCGGTCGCCATTTCGACCTGGTAGGCCACGGACTTGTACAACACAGCGAGCAGCCCGAGGAAGCTCACGAAGCCCAACAGGAAAGCGATAGTCACCATCAGAGGATCTCCTGGAAAGTGGCCTCGGCCATCGACACGACGTGCCGGTCGGCCAAGAGTTGCTGGTAGGACTCCCGCGGCAGGGAATCCGGGTCGGAGCCGTCCGGCAGGTCCACCATGCTGACGTGGCAGCCGTGGCCCAAGAGGGTCTGGCACAGGGTGTAGGCCTCCTTGCGGGCGTCCCCATCGAGCGAGACCACGTACTCCTGAAGCCCCAAGCTGACGAGCAGCCGGATCTGGGCCGGGGTGGGAGTCTTGCCCAGCAGGGCGACCCCCTGAGGGCCGGCGGCCATCGCCGAGAGCACGCCTTCGCACAGGATCACCCAGTCGGCCTTGTAGGCCCGATGGAGGTTGAACACCGAGGTCTTGGCCACGGGCGGGTTGACGTACTTCGGGCTCTTCTCCGAAGACGAGAGGTACTTGCGCCCCACCCAGTAGACCATCTTGGAGCCCGTCAGGTCGTAGACCGGGAAGTAGATCCGGTTCTCCTCGGGCGAGACCGTCCCATCGGCCCGGGTGAACCGGTGGCGGCCCCACTGCAGGTGGTACGGATCGATCTGCTCGTACTCGTAGCCGCGCACGTAGTGCAGCCACCGGAAGGCGTCGGTGCCCGGGACCACGGGCCGGGGATCCTCGCAGGGCAGGACCAGCCGGGGGACCTCCTGCTCCTTGGTGACCTGGAAGGCCTCCAGCGCCTTGGCCAACTCGTCGACCGAGAAGATCGGGTCAGGCTCGGTCAGCGGGTCGAGCCCGATGCGCTCGAACAGCCGCTCGAGAGTCCCCCTCGAGGAGCACCGGAAGCAGATCCACTTGGCCTTGTCCGGGTTGACGTAGAGGTGGCCCTTGGTGTCCTCGGAGCCATGCTCCTCGGCGCAGAACGGGCACCGGAAGATGAACTCCGAGGAGCCCTCGGCGTGGTTCGGGGCCCCCAGCTTGGTGGCCAGCAGGTCCACCGCCGACATCTCGATCACGAGGTCCGCCTCGGGAACTGGATCACTTCCCCTGCCTTGCCCAAGGACTGGGTACCCTTTGCCCCATGCGGGCACTTGCGGGTCTGGATCAATCCGCAGGTCGTGCACCGCCTCTGCTGGCAGGTCTCGATGTACTCCTGCCGATCCGTGATGATCCCGCAACTCACGAAGAAGCGAACCCGGTCGACCTCGTAGGGCTCGCTCCACGGCCCCCACGAGTGCCAATGGTGGGTGAGGCCCCAGACCAAGAAGCCGAGGCCGAAGACGAGCGTGAGCCCGACTAGGAGGTACGGCGTGTAGTCGATCACTTGGGGCCCCCATTGGAAAGCGGGTTCTTCACCAGGTTGCGCAACTTCTCCCGCCTCGGATCGACGACCTCTGACTCGTCCGCAGCCGGAGCAGGCTCAGGGGCCTTCTCGCCCCGCTTGCGCAGTCGGCCCTTCGCGGGAGCCGAGGCGGCTTC